AAATAAAAACCAAAAAAAAAAACAAAAAACCAAAAAACCAAAAAAACAATAATATGCTAAATACAACAATGTTTCAATCAATTAAAGCCGCTCTAAATAAAAATAATGATAAGAGCGGCGGTGGTCTTTATAATGAAATTATGAAAACTGCTGTAGGTAATACATATACGGTTAGACTACTACCTGATAGTAAGTCTCCTGCTGATACCTTTCTTCACTATTATGTACATGGATGGAATTCCTTTGCTACTGGTGCTTATGTTCAAGCTATTAGTCCTCAAACCTTTGGTGAGAGAGATCCGATCTCTGAAGAACGCTTTAGAGCTAAGCGTACTGGAACTGATGATGAAAAGTCAAAAATGGAAGCTGTACGTCGTTCAGAGAAATGGCTTGTAAATGTATATGTTATTGAAGATCCAGCTAATCCTGAAAATAACGGTAAGGTTAAGATTCTTCGTTATGGTAAACAACTTCAGAAAATTATCCTTGAAGCTATTGAGGGTGAAGATGCTGAAGAGTATGGTGTTGAGCGAGTATTTGATCTAGGACCTGAAGGAGTTAATCTAAAGATTAAAGTAGAGCAACAAGGCGATTATCCGTCATATGTTTCTTCCCGCTTTACTGCAGCTGGTAAACTAAAGTTATCTGAAGATGAGCAGCAAAAGATTTACGATAGTGTAAATACTCTTAAAGATGTATTTACTGTTAAGTCTTTTGATGAGCTCAAGCAAATGGTGGATGAGCATGTCTATGTTAAGCTTGATAAACCTGCAGCTCCTGCTGTAACGACTCCTACTGCATTTACTAATCCTACTAGTCAATCAACAAGTGACTTTAAGGATCTAAATGAATACAATATTGACGACGATCTCGATAACCTCCTAAAAGACCTCTAATATGACCCCAGAAGAAAAACAGACTTTACTCCAGTTTATGGGAGTAACATACGGACAAGCACTTAAAACTGATCGTGATATTGTTGCTCATGCTGGTAATTTACGACCTGTAAGTGAACAGTTAAAGCAGCAATTTGAGCAAGTAATGGCAACGCCAGTAGACAATAATACTACATCTCCTGCTCAATGGTCTCCTCCTCAGGTACAAAATATCCCTATTGTAGCTGAGGTTGCTGCTGCTTATATTCCACCAATTATTAGTACTCCTCCTGTAGTACCTATTATTAATAATGACGATAGTAAAAAGTTAATTAAGGTTTTAACAAATATACAAGTAGCTTTAGAGAATATTGCTACTATACTTGATAAACAACCAACATCTAATGTCAAAGCAGCGAAACCTAAAGCTAAAGAGCAGGGCTGAATTTATAAAGTTTATAGATTCTTTTGCAAAAGTAAATGATTCATTTATTGCAGAAGTAACTACAGATAAAATATCAGTTATCACATCCTCTCCGGATAATACTTTAATATTATTCGGAGAGCGTGAATGCTCTTCAGAATATAATACTAATCTAAATATACCTGATAGTAAAAAGTTAGTGCGAGTTCTAGATACGCTTAATTGCGCTGATCTAGAGTTTACTCTTAATAATAACAATCTTGAATATAAAGATTCCAATATTAAGTTTAAGTATCATCTCTTCGATGATGGATTTTTAAGTAAGCCTGCTCTTAGTATAGAAAAAATTAAAAACTTTACCTTCGATGTTAGCTTTAAATTAACTAAGCAGCAAATACAAACTATTATAAAAGGTAGTACTTTTGCGACTGAAACTAATAAGGTTTATTTGTATACTGAAGAGGGTCGATTAGTAGCTGAGTTAACTGATAAAGCAAGACATAATACTGATTCATATGTAATGTCGTTAGGTGAAACAGATATTACTCTTGCTCCAATACCAATTAACTTTGAAAATATTAGACTTCTAACATTGCTTAGTGATGAGGTTTCTGTAAATATCAATACTAAGCATGGTGTTATTATTATCAATACAGCGGTTAATACTACTAAATTGTCTTATGTTATTACTTCTCTTACTCAATGAATAAACATACAAAAAATAAATTATCAACGCCTGGTTATTTCTTAAAGCGACTTAAAGACAATCAATTTACTACCTTTAAGATCTTTCAAAATTATTCTAGTGCTGATCCTCGTAAATGGACAGTATTAGTAGATCCGGGAGGAGCTTCAATTTATATCACTTGTTATGAAAATAAAACCCATGCTAATGAAATATTGTTTGAGTTTTCTGATGGTAATCAACTCTTTAATAAAAATATTTTTATTAAAACCGATTCTATAGAAGTAATAGTAACTATGTTGCTTGAAGCAGGCGTACAACAGCGTCAATAGCCTATCTACATAAAACTGCTACAATATTTTTTATTGTAGCAGTTTTTTTTGCTTAAAAATATGTTAAATAAAATATCTAAAAAAATAATACCAGCACAAAAAAACATCTTTGCATGTCTTCATGGTGATTATGTAGGAGAGATGTTTATATACATAGATAAAAAAGATGATAACTATTTATTTTTATCTGTACCTAAAAATATTAATCGAATTATTCCAATAAAATCCTTTGATTCCGGAATGAACTTGGGTATACTTGAGTTTGTAGAAGTTACTCTTAAAGAAATTTATGATGTAGCAAAAGCTCAATATATATACAACGAAACAAATGAAAACACTACTGATAGATGCAAATAATTTAATTCATCGCACATATTGGATCGCTAAAAATAGATCATCTGAAACTCCAGAACAAGTTAATAATTTTCATATCTTTTTAACTCTAAATGCTATTTTTTCATATGCCAGCGCGTATGTTCCGGATGCTATTTACGCAGCTTGGGATGAAAAACCTGATTACGAAGCTAATGTTCGTAAGACAATGCTTACTGAATATAAAGGTAATCGATCTAATGATATTTCTCCGCATCAAAATAATGAGATTATTAAACTATTATTTAGCTGCCTATCTATTAAATCTATCTTTCCACGAGAGTTAGAAGCAGATGATGTTATTGCATATATTTGTAATGAGACTCCTGGACATAAAAAGATTTTGTCTGTAGATAAAGATTTCCTTCAGTTAGTTAATGAAAATATTGTTTGGTTCGACCCTATTCGTAAAGAAGAGATTAATATCCATAATTTTGCTGCAAAAACAGGGTATCCTAATACTAAAGAATGGATGGCAGCTAAATGCTTAAGTGGTGATAAGTCAGATAATGTATCAGGTGTACCTAAATTTGGTAAAGTAACCATTCAAAAATATCTTAATGGATCTATTGAACTAAATGAAGAGCAAAAAGAGATCTTTCATAGAAATCAAGAAATTTTCTCATTATCTAAATACTCTACTATGGAAAGAGAGATGACATACTATGCAGACCAGCTTAAAGATGGAATTGATCCAGATTGGGATAAATTTATGGATCTTTGTAATGAAAGAGAGCTATTTAGCATTACAAAAAATAAAACTAAATGGTATAACTTGTTTTTCTTAAAGTCTAAGCTATCATCAATGTTTAGCTGATGTTACCTAAAGATTATGTTATTTTAAAGTTTTACGAGCTTGGTTACTACCCTAAGTATAACAAGTTTAATAATACTTATCAATGTGGCTGTCCGATATGTAGAGAAGGTACATCATCTGGTAAAAAGCGTCGCTGTTATTATCTGCCAGAAAAGGATAATATCTTTTGTCATAACTGCGGATGGTCAAGTAAACCTACTAAATGGATTTGCGAAGCTTCTGGCTGTACTCCTGCTGAAGTATATGAAGAAGCTAAAGAGTTTGTACCAACTCTGACTGACTCTCCGGCTGCAGTAATACAAAAGGTTAAGAGTGAGACCTTACCTCAAGATAGTATTAACTTATCAGATAGTAATCAGCTTGAATACTATAAAGATAATGATACTTTGCGTGTATGTCTTCAAATTATTAAGCAAAGACGATTAGATGTAGCTATAAATCGACCTGATAACTTGTATATCTCTTTAACAGATTATACTCATAAAAATAGACTAGTGATACCATTTGTAAATGAGCATAATGACATAGAATTTTATCAGTCTCGTACAATACTATCATACGATAATAAAAAGAAGCCTAAGTATCTATCAAGAATCAATGCTGAGAAGACCTTATTTAATATTAATAAGGTTGATATCAATAGTGACTTTGTTTATATCTTTGAAGGTCCTTTAAATGCGTTCTTTACTAAAAATAGTGTAGCTGTTGCAGGTATTACGGAAGGTAAGAACACTTTTACTCCGCGGCAACAAGAACAACTCGATACAGTTCTTAAATTACAGAGTAAAATATGGGTTCTTGACTCGCAATGGATAGATAATGCGAGTTTTACTAAATCGAGAGTATTACTTGATCAAGGTGAAAGAGTTTTTATTTGGCCTGAAAAAATCGGAAAGAATTTTAAGGACTTTAACGATATAGCTATCAGAGGTAAATTAAATGAAATAAAAGAAGAATTTATACAAAAAAATTCCTACAGCGGTATTGTAGGAATTTTAAAGTTAACAGAGATTGCTAAGTTTAGAGATTTAACTAATGTTAAATACCTTTCAACTGAGTACTAGTAGGTGCGAGAGCAACCTGGGAGTGAAGATCTTGCACAAAACTAGATAAATCTCCAGCTATAGCTGCAAGGTCTCCTGCAGATTTAGTCTTTATTACATCCATGATAGTCTTAGATTCTGCTCGTCCTAATACGTTGGTAATAGCGTTTGGATTATCTCCATTTAAATATGCAATAAATCTATTACACTCTTCTATCCATTGCTTCATCTGAGCAATCATCTCTCGAGTTTGTGCAGCTGCCGCTTGTGCAGCTTGTTGAGTTAGATCTGCATATTCATTTTCTGCTGGCACATTATCAACATCAAAATCAGCTGGATTTGTATCTTTATCTAAAGAAGCTTCCATAGCCGCTCGTTCATTGTCTTGCTCCATGATGTGCTGGAAAAATCTATTTTGAAACTTATTCATATGAATATTTATTCTTAAGATAAATAATTATGTGAATATTTCTCAAAATCCCTATAGTATATCTAAAGCTAGTAACCCTATCTTTAAACAGAATATTTCTCCAGATAGTTTTAAAATTATGCAGGATGAAGAGAATAAAAGTAAAGCTCCAAAAACTTTACCTGAACCACTTCCTAAGCTAACAGATATACTAGGTAATGTATATGTATCTATGCTACAAGCAAAAGGTATAGTTAGTCAAACCGCCAGCAATGTTACTTCAAATTCTAAAAAATTAGATATTATAAAAAGCAAAATTGATAATATCAATAAAGAGATAGTTGATTTATCATATCATCTATCTATAATGTCATTATAATGACTTTTATTTTTAAATCTTTACTAATTACGCTCTGTATTAGTATAACAGCTGGTTTTGCACTTCGTACTATTTTAGGATTTACTGAAATATTTTTATTAGCTACGATTATACAGTTTCTTCTTTTTTACTACCTTAATTTATTTTTTAATAAACAAACTTTAGCTGAATCTCTTTCAGCTGAGTTAACTGAATTAACAACTAACATGGATACTTTAGTATCTAAGCAAGAAGTTCAAATTGAATGTCCGTGTGGTAATAATACAATACCTGTTGTGTTGTTTATGGATGAGGAGCTAGTAGTTAAATGTACTAAATGTAACAATAAACTTAAAATTGTACCGGAAGTTAATGTATCGTTAATAACAGAACCAATTAATCTCGAAAATATAGAACCTATATTTAATAAATTAAAAACGAACTAATATATAATATCTATATGAAACAGTTTAGTTTTGATTTAAAAGATGGTACTACAAAAGTAATGGAATTCGATGAGTTTACTCGGTGGATGTGTTTAGTAGAGGGATTAGATGTTATTTCTAGAGCGTGTGAAGATCGTAATATTAAAGCTAGTAATGATGATTGGATTAAGCCTCTTGCTATTCAAAACTATATTGATGAACGTTTCCACTCTATGAAGCATGACTTAACTGTTGAAACTTTACTTGGTAATATTTAATATAGTTATGAAATTTGTTACTGTTACCGATGACAATCAGTGGCGCTATAGTTTAGTTAATATTTTTGCTTTGTATGCTTTAAAATTAAAGTATACTTTTTACATATATACAACAACTCAGTATGCGAAAGAGTGTATATTAGATACACTGAGTAAGTTTCCTCAGCTGTTTAACTTTTTTGGTCAAGTACATGTAAATGTAATACCTAGTTTTCAGGAGACATTTAATATTGAAGTAGCTAGCACTAATCATGAATGGATTAGTATTGCTACTTTAGATCGACTAGTAATACCTACATTGGAGCGACATAAAAATGATCGACTTGTCTGGCTAGATGTAGATACACTAATTTTTAATTCTGATATCGGTAATCTTTACTTTAATACTAAAACCTCAGATAAAGGAATTGCAGCTGTTCCTACGGCAAATTTATTACATAAGCATATACTAAATTTTAGTAATTCTCCGAATCTTTTAAGTCTTGCTAATGCAAATAGAAGTACATTTAATGCTGGAGTATGTGTATACGATATAGATAAATTTAATATTCCTGAATATACTCAGCTTATAAGAGATATATTCGAGCGTAATAATGGTGAATATATCAATGATGAACTTATTTTAAATTTATACGATCAAGAGTATATATCTCTTCCTGGTAAATATAACTGTCAACCACACATTAAATATATACCAGCACAACAATCTATTATTCATTTTACAGGAGCTGAATATAAGCCATGGAATAAAAACATATATACATCTGGTGTATATCTTAAATATTACAAACTTTGGGAATATTACTTTGCTTGCTTATTTTCTTAAGCTTCAGACCAACTATAATTTATATAGTAATTAAAAAAGTTTATTAAGCTTGAAACTCCTATATAGCTTGTGTTTCCTGAATATATATCACTTGACTCACAGCATTCGCAGTTAATATTAAGGCTACTTACAGCGTTAATGGGTGTACGATATAAAACAAGCGGAAATTTTAATCTTGATATAAAGAATTTACTTGTTCTGTCTATCGTATTATCTCTTGTTAGTATTAAAGAGTTAATATCTTTATAAATCCCTAACGGAGTAGAAGATATATTATAAAAAGCTGTAGAAACTGTATAGGTACGTGTATTATGGTTAATAGAATTGCCTAATTCAGTAGAATTGAAAGTAGAATACGACTTATTTATTATACCATAAATTATAGGATCAGGATAATTACGTCCAAATTGTGGTAAACTTTCATTATTTTTACAAAGAATTAAAGTACTACCTGATTTATACGTTCTATCATTATAAGGCACTTGATATACTTGACTTGTAATAGGTACATAGTATGTATAATTATCTAGAGTATTAAATTGTAGTGATGTTTTACTGTTTGTATTCCAATTTAATTTAAGCCTATATGTAAATTCTAAACTATCGTCTTTACTTATTAAAATAGGGTTAGTAAACACATTTCTTGCAAACGAGCTAGAATTTATATCTCGTTTAATACCAAATTCATTTAGTTCTAAATCTGTAGTTGCTCGATAGGTATTATATACATTATAATGTATAACTGTACTTAAGTTTTCATAAGATGTATTCGCTGTACTCCGTTGAACATTAAGAAAATTACTATCTAATTGAGGCGCAATGACGCCAGAAAGTTTATATCCTAAAGAACCTTTTAAATCAGTACTCGTACCAAAATCTACGTACGTTAAAAGATCAGTAATATTATTATTATATAAAGAAGCTAATCCTCCAGAAAGAATAGTATTTTTACACCATGCACTTTCATATTTTACAGTATTTTTATTGGTAATTTTTACCTTATACTCACCTAATAATCCTATGTTAAAATTTAATTTATTCATTTGCGTATGTAATAGTAAAAGCTGTTAATAAAGTAGTCGCACTTGAATATATACCCACTGGTCTAATATTATTCTCACTATAATATATACCTGTCTTAGTTACTAATTGCCACTTACTACCCACATCTAAACTAGATAGAGACAATAGTAACGAATTATCTACAGACGCATAATTAAAATAATCTGTTCTATATAAAGCAGTATTTGTACACGGTCCAATTATATTTAATTTATACCCGTAATTAAAATAGTCATGAGATGTAGTATAAACAACTGTATTTTCAGTTATACCATAACTACCATTTATAGCATATTTAAACTGCAGAGAAATATTAGCATTATCTGCTGCCTGCTCTATATTATCGTTATTAACTACAGTACTAGGATCTACAATCAATAATTTAGGTAGAGCTGTTGGTGTTACTAATATTGGATCAACATACGGGCAGCCAGATATTAAACAAGCTGTAGTATTTAAAGAAAATGTTGTTAGCGGTTGAAATGTATTAATATACTGTATTTCAGGACTTTCATATTTACCTTCTACCGTTAGATTTCCAAAAAAGACTCTAGTCACACTACTACTGCCAGAGACCTGCGTAGCGAAGGTTATTCCGGGTCTTATCCTACTGCTAGGGGCAATTGTAAAAGTAACATCTTGTGTTAAAATGTTTATAAAATCCTCGTTAGCAGAATACCGATAGTCTATATATAATGTTCTACCTACATTACCTAAACGCGCTCTTATTGTTTTTTTATTGCTATCAACAACATTAAAATTATAAGCTGATAATCTCCGATTAATGTTATATTCACTATATTTATAATATGGAGCAGCACCTCTTATAGAAATAGAATTGCTAATACGCTGATTATCCGATACACCATCACGTACTGCAGACAAGCTAGAAGTAGCTGATACAGCAAAACAACCCGTACTATCAAAGCCAACACCTATTAAAGCTCCGGATAAACCTGCACTTAATGACGAAGCAATCGTCCATGATGTATTTTTAGCTGATAACCCTGAATAACCTAAATCTATTGTTCTATTACCACCTAAATACGCTGAAAGAGGTAAATTATAAGCATCTTGCAGGAATATGCAGAATCCTAACTGAGTATCTGCTGCTATATTTGCGACATAGTAATCAAATGACCAGACGATATCAGAATACGGTGTAAAGTCTTTTTCAAAGAATTGAATGACTTTCGTATTAGAATTGCTAATCGGATACTCCATATATCATATTTAATTTAAGAATCTTTTATAAACACACATGTAACAGTATTAGATTCAGCAAAGCTACTAGAGTGTACTAATTTATAATTAAGTTTTTTATACTCTTTAACTAAAGTCTTTAATAACTCCGTCTTTAAATTAATCACAATACTACCTCGCTTAGGATCTACAATAAGAGAATCAGTAAATTCTTCTCCTAAGGCTACTATGCGACTTTTAACTTTCACATAGTTATTTAATAATCAAAACAGCTTATAACTTCTTCTAATTTTTTTATCAATTTTGTAACATCATTTAATTTTTGATTATCATGTACAGTAAACGTCATATTTGATAGACATTCATGCATTAATAAAAAATCTGCCTTCTCAATACCCTCAACTATTAATTCATTCATAATGTATAACCTACTATTCTTATTTTAGCTGTAATCAGATGATTTAAATTCATTCTTAATCCAAATATCAATTTTCCAGAACTATCTCCTGAAAGAGGTATAAATGTTTGTGTTAGGTTTGCTTGATGATCAAAGTTACCTTCTGCCCAACCAGTAGCTAAACCATATTCATCATCAGTTGGACTTCCAGTATTTCCACTATCTAATAAATCAAAATTTGGAGCCGCTACAATATATAATTGAGAGGGTGGCCCCCAAGCATCCTTACGAATGCTTGTTTCAATAATTAAATTCTTTGCATTATATGGTACTGATGCTGCAGGCGTAACAGATAGACCAGTAACGAGTGTAGTATTTACACCCATAGGATCCGTTATCCCTGTAATATATGGATATGCAGTAACTGCAGTCTTAAACGAGTAATATGTTTCCACTGGTGGGGGAAATCCTGCGTCTTTGTTATATATAGTAACCGGATTTTTAAAAAATACTATAGGTGATGTTTGATTAATAACTTGAGTATTTTGTGGTAATACTGTAGTAATCTTACCTGCAGAACTAACATCTTGTGATACAACCTGAGTTACTCTACCATAAGTATCGACTAAAAAATCATCAGTTTTACAATGTACTGTAACCGCTGAAAGTAGAGGTGGCAGCCCAACAGCTAAATTACCGGTTAGTGTAGATACTGTAGATCCGGTAGATGCTACATTATTTACTGTCGCTGTTAAACCATTACTAATTGTTATGGTTGACTGTACAATATTATCAGGAACCGCTTTGATAATATACAACATACCTGTTGCACTTAATGCTCCTGTAGTTGTTGTGCTCGCGCAAAGTGTATATACAGTTGAACTACCAGGGTTGTTCGACACTCCATATATTGTCTTATTAATTAAATTAGGAACATTAAAACTTGCACCACTACCACCAAATGTCGTTTTAATTACAGCAGATAAATAAGGATATGCTGAACCTAATACTAATTGACCGTTACATAATAACCAACCGGTTGGAGCATTAGCGGCTGACACAAACGGCATTATAGTACCTACTGGTATTTGACCTGCAGTACCCGCAACAAACAATGTTGTATTAACTAATGATGGTTTCCATGATAAATTACCTGCTATATCAGTAGTTAATACTAACTCTGTGCCAACACCACCGGTAGGCCAGTTATAATTAATTGAATTAATCGATAAACCTGCAGGTAGTGTCAGATAAGACGAATCATATGTAGATATACGGTTTGTCTTAATATTAGTAGAACTTAAAGATATTTTATTGTTAGAATCAAGTTCAAGTGAGTTACCTAACGCATTTGAAGAAAAATTACCTGCAGATAGAGTACCTACACTAATACTATTAGCGGAAGATATAACAATACTATTATTAGCTTTTGAATAAACACCACCTACTTCTTCCCAATTTGCTAAAATAGCACTATTGGAATTTTTTAATCTGTATAACTTGTTTGTACTTGTAGAGTATGCTAAATCTCCTATTAAAACATTAGCTAATAATGTAATATCTGCAACAGAACCTTTAAAAAGGTTACCTACAAGATTACCGCCAGGATTTTGATTATCTCCTACATACAACCGTTCTGTATCAGTAGTATAACCTAATTCACCTTCTGATAATACAACTTGCTGTCTGTCTGCATCGGAACCTCGCCGTACAAGTAGTTTTAATAAAGTATTTTCAAGAATTTCTATTTTTTTCGCCATAAAATTATATATTAATATTTAAAGATGGGTATAGCTACTCTGCCCATAGGAGTAAGTAATGACATAAATCCTGCTGAGCTTAATGTTATAGTAGACGATATCGCTGGATTAACAGGATTTGCAGACATTGCAGTTAATAATGTTTGGTTACTATATACTAACTGATCTATATGTCCATTAAATATTGACAATGGTGATGATAGATTTTTACCTGATAAATTTGCATATATTAACGATGATTTACCTGTTATTTGTCCGTACTGATTATAGGTTACATTATCAAAGAGCGTTCCGCCATTAGTAATGATTTGTTTTAACTTAACGGCATTTGATGCAAGCTCAATAGTTACACCATCTACAGCTTGTAAATTAGTTACAAGCTTATTACTAGATATAGATAAGCCAGCTCCAATCATTCCGCTACTTAATGAGGTTGTTGTTACAATACCCGCAGGTAAAGCTGTTAATGTAAGTTGATTAGAGCCATTATAACCAAATGTAGCGGGATCTTCGTTAATTTGCACAACACTACCACTACCACCTTCTAACCCTCTGCCTAAAATTGAATTAGGTATATTACTTGCATTTATAGAGCCAACCGCTAATTTATATTGGTTACTAGAGTTTAATACAATAGTACTATTATCAACATTTGCAGATAAGCCATTAGTTTTAGTAGCAACTAAGCCACCAGATGCATAAGCTGCAGTACTTGCAAATTTAATTCCGCTTATTCCATTATCCTTAATAATTAACTCATTATTACCGTTATATTGTAGTGATATATTATCAGTAATTGGGCTTAAGATAGTCCATGAGCCCGTCTGAGTATAATCTGGACTTGTAAGCTGATATAATATATTTTGATCTTTCACTATATCGCCTAATACAGCAGATGTAAGCGTCAATCTATAATTAGGAGTTGTACCTGGTAAGTATGCAATATTACCTACTGCAGTACCACCTGGTAATAAACCATCTCCCACAAATACTCGTTTTGTATCTGTAGTATATCCTAATTCGCCCTGCTCTAATATAACTCCCTGACGTTGTGCATCAGATCCGCGTCTTATTTTTAACTTTACAATTGTTATGTCTGGCATTTATATTTATTTATAAGCTTAATGGTGGTTGCATTAAAGATAAGGTTTTTTCTTCTTGTTCTGTTACAAATAACGTCTCAGGATCATCTTTATATTCTACAATTGTGTCTTTTAGGTGATTTAGCTCTGCTGTTATAGTCGTATGCATTTTTTCAAAAGCTGGAGTAGATAGAGAATTAGGTGCTTTTAAGTTAAATAGAGCTTCTCTAATAATATTAAGCTGAGTATACACATCATAACCGTGTTTTTGAATAATACGCTCATGAGTTTTTTGCTTTAGTTCTGATTCATGTATAATAGCTATATTTGACTGAATTATTTTCGCATATTCATCAGTCTTTACATTATATAGCTGACCTGTGTCAAAATCACCTATGTAATCATACAGAGTTAAATCAGTATGTTCTGGATATTCTTTAATTAAAAAATTAGTACTAATATGCCAATCTGCTTTTTCTGTAAAGAACAAAAATTGCTTATCTGATGAATTAAATACACCTACCATACATCTATTTAGTACAATTAATTAACAAGTCCAATAACTAAAGTATATCTGACTTCACCTCTTGTAGGGTGTACCCAATGATATGCGTTTCTATTAAATTTAATTTCACTTCCAGCTATATCTTCATAGAATTTATATGCATCTTTTTCTTGGATTGTTAATCCATTGAGCGTATTAGTACTTAATTGAAATAATCTTAGCTTAGATAAATAGTTATCCTTATGAGGTAAGATATAATCACCTTCTTGATAACGTTGTATTTGCATAAAATCAAATACAACGCGTTCACTGTCAGAAAAATTAGAGTTTATTAAATTATATAGCGTATCGTCAAAATTAACCGATCGAAGAGAGGAAAATCTACTAGATCCAAAAACATCTTTAAATTCGAGTCTTTTTTCTTCGTTTACTTCTCTATTATCAAATATAAAATCTTTAGAATTAATATATTTGATAATATCTTGACTATTTTTAATTACATTATTAATTCTCATGATATTAAATAATTTGTAGCTGAAAAAGTAGTAGTAGTAGCAAATGTTTGATAAGTTGTATCTGTATAATAATTTGTATTTGCATAACCATTATTCACCCAATCAGTTGCCAAATTTGAACTACCTGTTCTTTTAAATACGGCAGTGGATATGTATGTTTCAAAATCATAAAAATAGAAACTAATTCTACTTTGATTATTTACTTTCTTGCCGTACTGAGTGACAATAGCTATATCACCCACAGTTCCAGTAATGTTTGGAGAAACTCCTAATGGCCAAACACTATGTAAGAATGTCTGCAGACTTGCTGTCTGAACATCTCCTTCAATACCAGGAATACCATCAACGGTGCCGTCAGCGAAATACGGATACACAGCGCCAGGAGCACGCGGAACAACTCTCCAAACATAATTACGTACTGCTCCACGACTTTGAATACTAGTAATCAGTCCATTAGAGACAGTAATTCGAGGATTTATATATGTTCCATCTGGTAAACTACTATTTACAGCATTAAATACATCATTAAAATTAGCTAAAGCAAGAGTACCTGCACCAGACCGAATTACAATATGGTTATCAACTCCAGTATCTATTCTCGGCATAGTCAATTCATTAGCAACCAATGAATTTCCTTTAATAATCGCATTACCGGAGAGCAATCCTGTTATACTTGCTCCCTGATTTTGTCTGCCTAAAGATAATGCTGATACCTCACCAGAACCGTCATGAATTTTTGTTTGCCCTGTAGCTGATAGAGGTACTCCTCTTGCGTGTAATACGCCTAAATACGTATCACTAATGTTAGTATTGGTAAGTTGCGGTGTGTTAATGGTTGCCATACAGTTATTTAATACATTTAATCTATTACTAATGTTCCTGCTAATGTGAATACAGGTGTAAGTTTATTACCGTAATCAGTATTAGTTATATTAACTAGTGCATACTGCAACTTATAAATATTTGATAATATTCGATTTACTACACCTAATATATTTTTTTCATTCTCATGGATATAATACTGATTTTGTTCTATAATCGGTAAGTCTTTTAAATTTACATTGTAATTATAATCTGTTAAGGTAAATATATTACGAGAATCATAATTACCGGTAAATCTACCTACTAGGTTGTTTTGAATAGTTAATAAGTCGCTTATAATTTTATAAACTTCTTTATTTATTGTAGATGCTTGAATATATTCATTTGTTGATAGTGAAAAATTATTAATTCCATAGTTTTCATAATTTTCAGCTTTTGTTACTCGTTTAAATACATAAGGCTCTTCAAAAATATAAATTCTTGAGGGAGTAAGCAAGATTACATTGTCATAGCTTGCAGATGTCTGCATAATGTTAAGACTTTTAAAACTATTACTTAAATAAGCTGAATCTTCTACATTTCCACCTGGTGATAATTTATTCCATATAAAATTAGCGGTTTTAAACGGTATTTCTACATAATTCCATATATTAGTAGTTTCAGTCGTATCACCATCTTCCGCTAACAGTCGTTTAGCTTGATATCTACCTACAATTTTATCAGGCCGATTTTTTAAATGCTGGTAAACATTAAAGTTAGTACATATATGCCAATAGTTATTATTACTATTAGAAAAAGCTATGTTATTAACTTTTTCATCTTGTACTAGCTTTTCTTCTAATACATATGTTTCCTGTAACTTATACTCACTATCATAAATATAGACTTTTAGAGTATCTTTATAATACGTTAAGACGTAGAGTCTATTTTCTAACTTATCAAACTCTGCTGCTGCTAAAGGTTCACTCTTAAATCGAGGACCAGCTAACCGTAACTTATAATTAAAGTTTATACTAAATATTTTACATACATAGTTACCAGAATCATATACTAACAGATCATTATTATTACAGCATATAAAAGTAGGTGTGTTAAATCTTGACGGATCTGTACTACTACCTGTACCTCCTATTAATTCTATTAAGTTTCGTTTATTAGCTAACGCTTTATCATTGTTATAATATCCAGCGACCTCATACTTAATAATTACATTATTAGCTGAGTCAGATATAAATACATGAGTATCATTTAAGCATATATTTTCTAGCTTACCAAATGTTAGTTCGTTTTCTATGGTCTCTATCTTATTTGATATCTCTATATAGTTTGTTTCTACACTATTAGTAGATAAACTTACAAAGCTACTACTTGTTATACCAAATATAGTAAAAGTATCTGTATTATCATCATACTGCTTTGATACACAATGTGTAATATTACCAAGATCTATAAAATTAGGATTTTTATTAAACCGACTCGCTTGATTGTAGTTGTCATATAGATCTAACTTTGTGGCGGAAAGCTGACTATCACCTATTCCCGATAGACCTATAAATTTAACATTATTAGAAGAAGGTAAATCGTTGTTGGGAATAAACATTCTAGAGTAAACATATGAATTATTTATGTGTAGCTTCTTTAATTTATCACTTATAAGATTATAAGTTAAATAATCATTAGCACTTACATTTATATCATGTAATGTATAAGGTAGTGAAATTATATCTGATATTAATCTATCATAGGTTAATTCAGATGCTAATATATCTGATGCAAATGATTGTTGAATAGTTAACGGGTAATTAGTTATATATGTGTGTATATCTCCATCATTTATCTCTACTTCACCTATATAATTCTCATTATTTAGTAAAAACTCTCCGCCATTAGTGTAGAATTTTTTGTATTTAGTATAATTTATCATTTAAAATCTACAAAGTTTATGTTGTTTATTGTTACCCCAATAGGTAGTAAGGAGGTTGCTTGCGCTAAAATATTATTTATAATATTATTACGAAAATCAATATTAGTAATATTTAAGTTCTTAATATATATATCAATAAGCTTACTTGAATTAGTTTGTGAAAATTTAAAAAATCTTTCTATCTGTTCAAGATTATTACGCTGACCTGCTGGCATTGATAACACTAACTGATCAATTTTCTTACCTAATAATGTAAGAGCAGCAACTATATCATTAGATACCGGTCGATTATATATTAAAAGATTCTTTATTCTAAAATCTTTAGTATAGTAATATCCTGGTTGTCTAAGATATGTTGCAAGATCAATACCATTAAAGAATCCTGTAGTTCCAATAAATAAATCATCGTTAAATATATTTTGTATTTTATATTTACCAGGTGTTACATTTACTGTTTTATAACTAACTCCATTTACAAATAATGTAATGTTACCTTGTAAAGAATCAAATCTATATGTCAGAGTATGATAACCTGTATCAATATTTGATGTATCAAAATTAATACTAGTGTCTAATATATCTTCGCTTGATAGATAATTAGTTAATGTTAATTCAAAGCTAATATTTTTAGGCTTATATATATTATTAAAGTAGTTATAATTAGTTTGAGTATATCTTCTTGCCGTTAAGCTGTTATATTCACTATACTTACCTGTACCGCTTAATTTAGCAAATCCGGCTGATGCGTTACCAGAAGTGATGTACTTAATAACATTTAAATTATTATTAGTGTCTGCTACTAAGTTGGTAACATATGTATTAGTTGAAGTAGAAGTGTATTCTTTACCAAAATCAATATTTAAAACTTTACCGCCAGCCGATAATGCTGGTATATAAGCTGATAAAGGATAAGAAGATACAAACTGCCTTAACGTAGTATATACACTAATCTTATTATTATGTCCTATATAAATATTTTTATTACTATCTATGTTAAAGTCAGTAATTCCAGCCTGACTAATAAGAAATACCTCAGATTCATTATTGAGCAAATTATGCTTTATAAGATTTACATCGCGTATTGTATAATATATATAATTTGAACCATATCCCTCATACTTTAACTTTTCACCGGGCAAGTATAGTAAAGTATCATTATATCTAATTAAACTTTTTGCATAATCATACTTTGTATCTTTATATTTGTCAAACGGTACAGCATTTGTTACATTAGTAGGTTGCAATGTCTTAAGATTGACCTCTATACAGCTACCTGAACTCGAAGTTAAAAATGTAATTCTATCTGCTTCTTGTAAATAATTAATATAATTATTAAGATTAGGGATTGTTTCTAATTTTATTTTATTTGCTTGTGCATTTAGCTTATATATTTCGCCCGCAGAACACACTACAAAAAAGTCTTGTAGCGGTTCATATATAATAATATCTTTTATATCTGAATTAAATACACTGGTTGTTATTAAAGTATAATCGCTATTATATACATATAAAGTCTTACCACTATATGTATATATAAACGGCGTTATAATTTGATTATTTCTAACGCCAAACCCCGCGTTAGTTTTATTACCAAGGAGTTGAAATCCATAATCTTTATTAGGTTGAATATATATATCAAACGATATTGTAAATTGGTTAGTTTGATTTACTTCCGCTGCAATTAAATATTTGCTATAGTTTGTACCATCGTATACTACCTCTGTATCCGTATACGCTGTTTGAACATTGTTTATATCATATATAAATGGGAACCCGCTAACGATAGGGTTACTATTATTAATAAAATTATTAATATCTGCTTCGCCTAAGCGTTCGTATTTATATGACGCATTAGGTTCTATTGCTAATGAGCTTTTATAATCTATTATTGGAGTATCTATATTTGTATTCTCATCATAATATCTATCAACCCACAAACCAGCTGATCCGGGATTATCAGCCGATAACCAAGTGCACATGTATCTACCATTATTATTCTGTGTACTATACTTTTGATTTATATAAATTTTGTCTGATACAAATGGTGACGTACCTCCTAAGCTTCCATTTTGCACAAAATCTGTGTCATTTATATTAAGTTTATCATATGGATATATACTAGATGGTGCTTTAAAAAATGTATCTGTACCGTTCTGTATTATTATATCTTTATTATAAAAAACATAATTTAATGCTATCTTACTATTTCCTCCCTCCTGATTATTGCCTGTAAATATATTAGTATATTCACGGAAATCTACATCAGGATGATTTACATTACCTATAAGCATGTTTGTACCACTCTTTATATAATTTTTCTCTGAACGTTGATTGTTTAATGTAATATAATTTAAATCAAAAGAACTTAAACAAGTATTATAATTAGTATGTAGTAAATACTGTGACTTTAAGTCATAAACACTTTTTTCCTCGTTAGCTATTAAATCATTTAAACGTTTAGTATCATACGTTATCCAACTTGTTCCTGTTTTATACTGTATATCTTTATAGTTATAATCTATTTTAATTAGACTACTAACTCTAGAAATTGTCTGCCCTGCTTTAACAGGACTAAAAAATAGTTTATCGTTATCATATATTAAGACGCGCGTATCACCACTACTAATATTTTTATATAATGTTAAATATCCTATATCATCTATTTCATACGTAAACATGTCATTTCTTTCGTATGTTATCGTTCGTGGATCACTTTCATAATTATAAAAACAAATCCTATTACTAGTATAATTTAAATAGTAATCTGCTGTTCCGTTATTATGTTTTATTCTGACATATTTACCGTTTATAAACTCTAATTCAAAAATAGCGCTATTATCAAAAATATTAACAGGTATAGTATATATACCTGCTGGTTTAATATCATTGCTATATGATGAATTGCTCTGCTTAAATGTATATAAATACTTGTTAAATTGTAAATTTCTAGATGAACTTAAACTCGCAAAAATTAATGACGTTGTTAACGTATTAATTGTGTTTTCTTTTGTAAGTATTTTAAAGACATCACTAATACTCTTTTTACCTGTTAAATAATGTGATGTATAGTTATTTATAGAACTATCATAGATTCCAGACAGTGCATCTATCTCTGTAAATTTAAACCCACTATCATAAGAGATACTTCTTTGATTATAAGTAAAAAATGGATCGCTATATACAGCAGAAGGCGTATATATAGATGCAACGCTATATTTTTGAAGAGTAGTCACTTTAATTATTTAATAACTAAAACCTAAAACACAGGGTACTCTATAAATTATAAGATAGAATAAACTTATAATAAATTTAACTTTACAAAGCTGGATGCAGGATCTCGATAGAGTACATTAAGAGTAATGATATTATATGAGTATACAGTTAGGTTAGGAATACGGAGTGCATAGTACCTTGTATGCAGTCCCGGTCGAGTCATACAAGGTGATAAATCCAGTGGCGCTCAGTCCCGGAACGGCAGAGAAAGCGTTGTCGGTGGTGAGTTTGCCCTTAATTGAATTACTTACATAGACACTACCGCCTGCTGAAAGAGAACCTTTTAACGTAATTGCTGAAAATGATGGACTATCAGTCGTTCCCAGCCCAATATTAGTACGTGCACCTGATGCTGTCGGTGAGCCAGTACCTCCTGCTGATAACGGTAATATGTATGTATCTGCTGGAATAGTATCAGTACTAATCATTAAGGAGTTTCCGCGTCTCCACAGCGTTCCGGGTGCTCCTAAACCGGGATCGGCAGTTAGAATAGCAGCAAGCGATAGATTAATAGAGTTACTACAAAGTGATACGGTAGTGGTTCTATTTGGTCTTAAATACATAGGTTTATTCTCAGCTGTTCCAATGCATAAACTATCTGCGTTTCCTGCTCCATCGATATAATTATTACTTCCTGGTGCCGCAAACATTTGTAGAACAGAATCATCAGACCCTATTACAGGATAGCTATATATTAATGTATTATGCCGCATACCTCTTAATACTAAAGTCTTTACTGCGGCAATTGATACATTACCCGTTCTACTTTCAAAAGATCCATCAGTGAGAAAACTAACACGATCATCCAAGCGAGGGACATTAGAATATTTGCCTATAGCAGATCCTAATAAACTGCCTACTATATTATAAGCTGTATTTGTTTTATTAAAATATGCCCATGTAGAGGAACCGATATGTAAACCAAGTTCAATCATATCACTATCTACATTTAATACTCCTGCATTATTACCAGGAAGATAAACACCTCCTCCAGTGTATGCAGCATTACCAGATAATCCAGTTAATGCAAATGTATTGATATCTATAGCACTAATAGATGCATTAGTCACATTTGCATTAGTATTCCCTTGAACTCCAGTAATTGTTACCTTATCACCAGTAGATCTTCCGTGACCAGATGCTGTTACAAACATGGTAGAGGTGTTTGTGACGTTAGTAATTGCTGTGGTGTATTTACCTGCCTGAAAAACCGGTATATTTACCCCATTACAATTTACAAATTGTGCTCCGTTGACTGCATCTTCTGCCTGAAATGCTTGAATATTAGTTCCTTGACAATTTTTAGCATAGAGTGCAGGATAATAATCCCCATTACTGTCCTTTGCCCATTGGTATCTGTTAATAAATGATGAAACTATTTGATTCGCTGAAAAATTATAACATGTATATAAACTTATTCCTGGACCACGAGTAATACCCTCAACGTTTAAGTATCCTACATCGATAGAACCTCCGTTAATTTCGGTCACAAATCCTCTTAGACTACATTCATAAACTCCTAACCATTCAATTACCCCTCTTTGCGCACATGAAAATCTTAATCCACTACTGTATGCGTTATAGTCTCTATTACCCCTAATACTTATGTTATTGATATATGCATTAAATGTATTTGCAGCACCAGGACCGTGTGATTCATTAGATAACATATACACTACATATTTTTCAAAAGCAGTTGCAACATTATTTTTAAAGTTAATAAATACATGTTTGTTTTCTCCTATTAACCCAACTCCACCGTAAATATACCAAGTATCTGAAGTGTAATAAATAGTGCTTACACAAGATTTTGCAGGAAAATATATAGTTCCAAGACGAAGAGGGGTACCCTGACCTTTTATATATACTACCGCATTAGGCGGAATAGCCTGTATTAAACCGGGAGAAGCGATGGTAATAGTTCCTGGTGCAGATACTCCAGCGGTCACAGTATATTCATAGCTGTCACTATTAAAGGTAATAATATCACCAACAAGAACATTGCCAGTACCTGCGATAACAGGAATAGAAGTCGTACCTGCTGCAAATCCCACTGCTGTAGTAGTATATTCTGTTCCATTTCCTTTAAGTGGTGGAGGAGTTTCCCCAGACCATGTACCGGTGATAGGCTTAGGATTATCTCCATCTAAATAACGTGGTAACGAATTGTATGCAGATTTAAGAGCAGATAAACAGTCGACAGCCGTAGCACCTGCATTAAAATCATCAGAAGTCGGCAATGCTCCAAAATTCAATACATTTCTAGGACCTGTGTAAAATGCATAATCTGATGTAGCATCTTCTGGATTTTCATAATCGACAAAAGAACCTTCACTAAATTCAATTACCGTATTTGATACATATGTGGATAAAGGAAATCCTGAAGGAATTCTAAAACCCCCTTGTGACAGTTCTGCAACAGCAGGAATTGATGGAGTAAGTTGTGCATATTGTAATGCCTTTTTCAATGCATCCATTCTAGCAACATTAGTATCAGCAGACGATTCGAATTTTTTGACATTGTTACCTTGTTTCAATAATACATATCCATACTCCGGAGGATTAAAGTCTGATACCCACTCATTCAATCCATTACTATTTAAACTTGGAGATGCATATGGTATGTTTATAACTTTACTAGAAGCTCCATTAATAGTAGCAGCACCAGCATATAAAGTAGCATAATTGGTAGTATTTAACAGACCATTAACATCTGAAAATATTAATGTATTTCCATTAGGATAACTAGCAGGGCTAGGTAAAGTATATATTCTAGGTTGTGTTAATGTTGCAGTTAATCTTGCTATAGTAGTACCAGCAGCAATAGTTGCATTAGCATCTCCAAGGTTTTGTATTTTAATAGGAAGTAGCCCGAGTCTGGTTTGTCCCCATGCTTGATCACTACTAGTTGGTGTTAGACCTTCGACAAAAAGTCTATCTGCTTCTGGTTTTAAGTATGTACTCATTGAATTTTAGTTTGTATTTTTAAATTAGTCGTAGGACTATAAATGATTTGCTCATAGGATGGACTATAAAGAAATTGATAACCATTATCCGGATTTATTAATTCAATACTAGTTGGCAACTGTAGAATACTGACGTATGTTTGTTTATTTATCTTGCCTTCTAAGTTAACAAATGTATTATTAGTAGATAAAGGAGATATCTGACTGCTTATTATACTCAATTCACCGATTTCATCATAATATGATGAATTATATATATTAAGAGGCTGTATAAATAGAGTTTTACTACCGTCTTTAAATGTAATTAAAAACTGTACCGTTATAGGCTTATTAAAATTTGCCGTATCATTAGAATATGTATTTGTATACATACTCATTATTGTCCCGCCAGTCTTATTAAAAAGAACTTCATTAAAGATACTTTTATTTTTATAATCGTATATTAAATCCTTTTTTATATGTATATTATTAGCCGAGTCTCCGTAATTAATAATAAGATAAGTAGCATAATTACTCGTTTCATTTATACCAGTAAGTACAAAAGTGATTGAAGTCTTACCTTTAACAGAGACCGTCGGCAGTATTTTCTGCATATCTCCTGTAGTACTCGTTAAATTGTAATATATACTAATATTTTTCATATTATGATTTGATTTCCAGATAATGTATATGTACCCAAGTTAGATTTTATAGTTGCAAAAGTATAATTAACAAAATCTGACGTCCTTACAGTATTATTGTGATTAAAATATTTACAATCAATAAACGTGACAACTTTATTTTGATCTATATTAAAGCTGTAGTCGAGTAAGTGGAAAAGATTATTATTATCAGTGCATATATAGGTTAACTTATATATATCGTTTAATGAGTTATAAGTTATTATAGGTTTTTGAATTTTTACTATATTAAAGTTAGTATCGCTATTAAACACAGCAGATAAAGTAAACACACTTGATATAATAGGTATTTGAGAAGTAATTGGAAATATTTTCTCAGTAATATTATCAGTAATATTATATTGGTATATATCCGGTATAAAGATTTTATTATTATTATTATAAATTTTTATAATATTATCTGCAGTATTTTCTGTTATAAGACCTGTTGAAGACTGAATCCTCGGATACATAACACAGAATGTAACTGTTTTATCTTTTTCGATAAATAATCTATTAGAAAAAGCTTGTAGAGTAGAGCTTGAGCTAATAGTATAAACTAGATTAGAAGTAGATGGTTTTTGGAAACTTCCATCTTCATACAGAACTTTATCAAAAACAAGATAATTAGGAGTTTCTATACATATTGTATTATAAAAAATCTCTAAGTTTTTAGCTGCTGTATATACTTCCGTTTGTACACCAGCATTATACTTACTAAACGTACTAGTAAGTGCAGTAGATAAAGGAATAGACAGTGTACTTGTGCCTTGCTGTATAAAAATACTACCTTGGAGTCGATCTTTTACAGCTTGTGACTTTAATTCATTTACACCTGATAGAGTAGATAGAGTTGTAAGACCATAATCGTAAACTGTATTATTAAAAGGAATTTGATCTTTATAAATATTATCATTTGGTATCACTATTTCATCACTATAGTAACCACAGTTATACTCTTCAACATTAGCAGCAGATAAGACAGATCTTACATCATAAACAAAAGATGCAGTTAAACTCGGTGTTATAGATAGATCTATTGCCCGGGTTACAGGATTTAAACTCGAAACACCTGCTTCAGCTAATTCATTATAGTAATAAGTACCGTTACCATAATCATCTGGCCACAAAGTAGCATAACTATCAGGCAATGCCATATTATCTGCGAACGTAAACTCACCCCCGTCTTTAATTTTAGGTATTATATTTCTCGAGTTCTGTATTAATTCTGTATATGGTGTAAATTCTCTAAAGAATAAAGTAAGATAAGATGAACTAAGAGATGAAAATCCACTAGCACTTAAACTATTAGTAGTAATAGTAGATAGACCGCTTCTAAAAGTATTACCAACTACAGAGGCAGTACTATAGTTAAAATTTATACCTTCTACTTCATCGCGAAATACGTGACCATCTAACAGTAAACTCTTAATAGCTTCATCTTCTAAAGTTTCTACAGATTTAAAAGTGTGTCCTAATTTATCCTTAAATAGTGCATAACTATTACCATATATATCATACTGTAATGCAGTTATATAGCCTTTATTATATAAATCACTAAAGTTTAAATTTATATCATTTGTTATAGATTGAGTATATGATTGCTCAGAAGCATAATAAGGTGCAAATGTTTGATCGCTACTGTTTATTTTAGGAGTACCACTCGCAAATCCACTCGATACGTTTTTTACATCAAATCTATAATCATAAATATATACTAAAGGATAATCTAATTGGTTATTAATAGTTACGTTACCATATTTATTTGGATCTGGAAATATATAAATTTTGTTAGGTTCAAGCTTAGTATAATCAATACTATATGTAAAATTATTAGCATTTAACTGAAATATACCTTGACTGTCTGTATTAAAAAATAAACCTAAATTTCTGAGCAATATCGCTTCGTTAGACTGTACTGTAGCTGTATTTGCTTGCTGTAAATTATTAATATTATTAAAAGGCGTCTCCGCTCTAACTAATATACCTGTAACAGTGGTGTTATTACTAGTATCTATATAATGTAGATCTGCACCCAAATATTTCTCGAGAAGTTTCTTTCTATATACAATAACATCACTTGTAGATATTCCACTTATGTCATTATTTTGTAGTAAAGCTAACGGATTATCAGTATTACATATTGCGTCAAACTTTAACGTAACGTTTACTATTAGAGGTATTTCATTTAAAAATGCAGTACTACCAAATATTTGCTGGTAACTATCACTTAAAAATAAAGCTGTATCTACTTCATTTATATTTGAAGTATAGTAATTTATTCTTTGCAGGCTTGTTTCTGTAGATTTAGGTAGATTTGGAATATCAAAGTAATTACCGTATACATCTACATATTCGAGTATATCAATATTAAGAGACTCTCTTATACTTGCTAACGATTTACCTAGATCAGAATATTGCGGTTGATCTTGAGCTGCAAATAGGTAATTGTATATACTATCAAATAATCCCTTCTCAATTGATGTAGAACTACCTTTTATTTTATTTCTATCAATAACGTACTTTGCATCATCACGCTTTGATTTATAAAAGAGAATAATTTGTCTAATTTTGTCTGTAAAGAAAGGTATTGCTACGTCTAAATCAGCTGGATCATCAAAGTTAATAGTAGATAAAAATTTACGTTCTTGGTTTGTTGCGTATGTTAGAACAATCTCTTTTAAGAACTCTACATAATACTCAACAAAACTTTTTTGTTCTGTTGTGCTACTGTTGTTCTTTATTTTCGACCAATCTTTTAAATATGATATATAAAAGTTATTATACTCTTCAGGAGTATAATCTACACGCGTTATTGTTATAAACTGTAAAAATGAATAAGGACTACTATTATCTGCAGCAGCTGATTTATCTACATCTGGATTAGTAATCGAGTTACTAATTATAGCAGAATTATATGTTATTACTGATGACATTTAATTTATTTATTCATTCATTATTGTATTAGCTGTAAGCTTTTGTATAATTGATTTGATAGAATGTTTGAAATCACACCATTTTCTTTCGACCAGTCATTGTATGAAGATGTATTAAAACTAAGTGTGTTATTTTGATCTGTAAAATTTATAACACTATCATATATAGTGCCCTCTGCGCCTGTTATATATTTATAAAAAGTATAATACTCATTGAGTCTTCTACCGCTCGCTGTTGGATCTACTACAAGTCCCCATCCCCAGGTATTATTATATGCACTTATAACATAAGTTTTAGACATCACTCCAACAGCACTAACGGGTTGATAGGTGTTTAGTCGTTTATATGTGTTACTATATTTTTCATAAGCAACAATATCCTGTCCTGCAGTAATCTTATCATAAATTGATAGTTCAGCTCCTAAATTAAAGCCATATATATTACTATTAACATATCCATAATTATTAAAGTTCTCTGCATACTGATTTTGTGAACCATAAAGTCTACTTTTGTTTATAGATAGTATATCTATAAGTCTAGTTAACTCAGCTGGATAGTTATAGTTAGAGGAATTATATCGCTGATAATCAATATTATATTCTTGAAGAATTGATATTAAATTACTAATATTAGCGTAATCTAATACACTATTATTAGATATAAAGTTAGTAATCTTTTCATACGTAACTTTACCTAAACTAGATTGATCTGAGGAGATAGTTCCAACAGCATAGTCTAAAAACTTATTGTATAGATTATAATTATCATTAAATAAGGGTTGAATAGATATCTCTCTAAATTTCTGACCCATATCTATATCCTCTCCATGTTTCGCAATAGTATAAACTCCGCCAGATGGATATATGGTAAATGTGCTTGATCTACCTGTTAAGGCACTCCCATTAATAGTAGTTCGCGCTGATAAAAATAAATTAGCTGTAGTCTGGGTTGTGTTATATTTAAACGTACCTTTTAATACGCCACTTAAATTAAAATTAGATGAATATAAAAACTGAGCCGAAAATATACTCGCACCATTCGTTAGTACAACCGTTGTATTAGAGCTATTAAGAGATAGACTATTTTTTATAGTGTAGTTTTCTGTATCTTTTACTTTTATAACAAAACTAATAAGAGAATTACTAAATTTTATAGGATTAATATCAAAAGACGTACTTGTATTACCTTCCGCATCTACGCCATTAGAAGTAATAGATAAATGATTGTAATCCAGATTTTTAACTACTTTTGCAGTTACAGAAGCTGTTGCTGTATTTGTATATGGTAAAAGTTCACTAGGCGAATAACCAAAACAAAGTTTAACAGAACTTAATGGCATATCACTTTTAAAGTATACTAAAGCATCGCCTGATGTACCGTATAAAAATGAATCTTCATCTGTTTCTAAACAATTTATAATTACTTTACCTGCTAACTTACAATATAATTTTTCTGACGTTGTCTTAAATGAAGTTATCTCAACAAACTCTGTTAAATTTTTTAACCCTGTCTCTAATGTATAGAATGATGAGTATGGATATAAATGATTATAATAAGTATTGTCAATATTAGTATCAAAATAGTTATCTGTAGCACCGTCTGCAAAAGGTATTATATCTAGATTATTTAAAGTATTATATGATTGATAAGAAGTAGATCTTATAACTTTAACTGGATTAGTAATTTTACCTGCTGTTAATATCAAATTACTACTCGTAGATAATGTTATATTATTTGTAAGATAATTGTATACCGTAACATGCTGAGAAAAGGAATCTATATAAGATTCACCTACTCTATCATATAAATAGCATGTTACTTTATACTCTCCAGGTAGTAAGTAAGCGTGTCGACCAGTTACAGACTCTGATATTGTACCATCACCATAATCCCACACTATACGCTTACTTGAAAATACATCATCAATACCCTGTAATCTCGGTACAAAGACAAACTCTGCAAATGGCAAAGCGTAACTTGATAAGGCTAAATTACCTGTGTAGTTATATGTATAAAAATACGAGTACGTTGTATTTATAATTCCATAATCTTGATATATAGAGGTACTCGCCATTTATTTATATTTATAGTCGGATGAGGTATTAGCCGTTCTCAATAATTATATTATTAACTATATCAGACACTTTATAAAAATATGCATATTGAAAGTCTTCTAATTTATAGTCCTTTGATGTTATCATTATATCATTATACTGATATAATGGGTTCCAAACAATAAAACTTAGTAACGGTGTTTCATAGGTCACACCTGCAACAACACGTCTTGTACCTACTCTTTTTACACCGTAGATATTTAAAATATTGTTTTGTATTTCACTTACATTAACTGTCGAGCCTAATAATATTTTATTAAAAGCAGATTTAAAAATACCCTGTATATTAGATTTTAAATTAGATACATTAACAACATTATCACGGTCTTTATATATAACTAATTTTGTTTCTGCTAATACTTCAGTTAATACAGTTTCACTATTAGATGCAACACCTAAAGCAAATGCTTTAAAAATCGGATCTGCAAATACTATATTGTGAGTAATGTCCTTAATATTATTACACTCACTAAGAATTAATTGTTTTTGCGTAGGATTTGTATAGTTTGGAATTTGTTCGTTAATAATTGAATTCTTAGGTACAGAAAATAAGTTTACATTATTAAATGAAGTCGAATTTGCATATCTTACTTGGTTGAATAGTACTCTACTATCTTCGTTAGGTCTATTGAGACCTATATCATAGTAATATTTTAATACTTTATTTGTATAAATATCATTTGATATTGCTTTTACAGATTGAATAAATCCATTAAACTTTTTAGTTATGAAATTCTCATAGTCTACACTTGTAACTAATCTATTTTGTAGGGAAAATAATTTTGGCGCGTTATTTTTAATTTCTTCCGCCGTTTCAGCGCTAGATACGGCTATAGATTCATTTAAGTTATTAGCTGTTATATATGATGTATTTAAAGAGCTTATAAAATTATTATCCGCACTATATATATTTGAACTTATTTCACTAAATGTAGGTGTATTATAGATGATAAAGTTGCTACCGTTTAAACCATTAGCAGAAACATATCCTATGGTATCATCAGATTTAATATAAAATATTTGAACTTTATCATCAACTTGAAGTTGTTTACCATTTAAACCATTACCAAATTTAAATTCATAATTACCATTCTCATTATAACGTTTTTCAAACTTTAAACTTCCAGCTGACTCCAAGAATAAAGAAGATGTTTCCGTCCATTCCTGCCAAGTGTCCGTATTCCGACTTTTAACAAATATAGTAAAAGTATTATCTGCAATAAATTTATTATCTGTATTAGTTTTAATATCAGTATTCCTATTAATTATTTTAATAACTTCAAAAGGTTCTCCAATAGATGTATAAACTGGATGCTCTATAATATTTCCTTGATAAAGCATACTATTACTAATAGATAATCCTTCATTACTTGCAGTTGTTTTCTCAAATGATATGTCTTTAAGTGTCGTGTAGCTAACACCGTCTTTAGACAAATATGAAAACCGCTTAATGCTATATTGACCTGGTCCTAATGAAGATGATCCAGTCAAATCTATATTAACGAGCGAGGTTTGTTTACCGGTGGGCTTATAGCCAATATTGGATACTAGTTTATTTATATTTTCATATAATTCTGCTGTTGTAAATGTAGATTCTGATGCAGTTGTATTCAAATAAAATAATAATACATGATACATGTACGCTACTATATCTATAAAAGAATTTATATTTGAACCTTCAAAATTTTGATCTCTAAAAACTTCAGATTCATTTAATTTATTTATAATTAAAGCCTTTAACGTTGTTGCGTCAAAAGTCGCATACGCTTCTTGAGGTAAGTTATACTCAGTAAAATTTTTAACACTCATAATTATTTAAATATATATCCTCCATTATTTAAGGCTGTTTTTAAAGATACCCCATAAACGTTTAAGGAGGGTACAGATAGATTTATATCAATATCATATTCCATTTCATCTATTAAAGCTACAACATTAATATACTCTATTACTACTCTTGGTTCTTGTGCTGGTAAACCAAATAAGATTTTTTGAGCTAAAAAATATGCCTTTACTTCTGATACTGTTTCAAATAAATAATCACGTAAATCGAGACCAAAAGTTGGATTTAAAAGCTTTTCACCAGGTGATGTGGTAAGTATATTTTTTAAAGCTGTAATAACTGCATTAACATCATATATTGCTTCTAAATCTTTTACACTACTTGATCGTAGTAGCTCACCTCCTTTTGCACCGTATGATGTTTTTAAGTCAAACCGAATATCTTTATATAAGTATCCTGCTTTACGCGCTGTTTCTACTGCTGTTGTTGGTTTAACTATATCTAATCTTATAGCCATTTATAATTATTTAATAACAACATCAGGCATACTATATAAATTAATTGTTAGTTTTAAACGAACTAAGATATAATTAAATTATGAAAATTCCGGTTACCTATATTGAAAAGAAAGATATTACTGTTGAAGTCACTCCTATCTCACTTGTAAAGTATCTTGATGAGTATATAACTAACTCATTTAATATGACTATTGGAGCATTTATAACGAATGTTAATTCTATTCCTTGTTGGGTAAGAGGTGTCTATAGTTCGCATGGTCATGATGAATTTGTTCAAACTGCAACAGCAGAAGAAATTAAAATTATGGAAGCTCTAAATATCGTTAGAAGCTATGTACGGAGTAAGCGTATATTACCAGTTAGCGCATGATAATGCTTTAGCAGTACCTGGTTTAGCAGAAGAACACTTATGTCTAGCCCTGAAAGCCTTGCGCTTTTTAGGGTTAGATTTTTTTATTCTTAAATTTGGGTCACCGTAATGTACACGTTTAAGCTTACCGTCTACTCTAACACATCTCATATATTTTTTATCAGATCTAGTAGATGATTGTTGCTTTGTAACTTTTGTACAGCGCGATCCTGCTTTTTCTAGTAAAATCTCTGCTACTAGTTTATTAAATTCCATATAATTATTTATTATATGGCATAAATAAAGTTATGGGGAAAAAATATTTAACTTTAGTTGAGACGTACTTATCTAGATTTGAGAGAGGAGGGTTTCTTGTTGGTGATGTGTTTAAGTTTAACGATAACTTTAAGTCATCTGAAGGTTATAAAAAGCTTGGCTATAATAGTCAAGAGCTTATAGATCAAATGATAGAAACTGGTCTACATGTCAGAGTGGTCGGAATAAAAGACACCACTTCTCCTAGATTTCCCGGCAATCCTCAAACCTCCTCTGCTGATGTATCTTTAACACTCGCTGTTGATAATGGTGGAGGCCGTTATTCTCATTACGTTAATATTTCTCCAGAGTTAGGTACTCCTGTTTCTTACTACCCTAATTTACCTCCCATTCCTGACGCTATGCGGCGCCCTAATGATGTTAATGTTAAACCTAAAGAACTTGAAAAGCAAGACCATATCTCAAATAAAACAGATAAAGGTAATGGTAAACTTAGTGATACAAATATTAGTCTCGCTATGTCTAACACAGACATTAAATCTAGTTCAACTTCTGCAGATCCGGCTGTAAGTGCAAATAACCACGAATACTTAAAAGGTTTACAAGATTATAAATAAATAATAATATGATTAATCATAAACTAGATGAACAAAAATTAATAGGAGCTTACGATCAAATCCTTGAAGAGGGATTGTTCGATAGATTAAAAGCAAGAGGATCTCAAGCCATGGGTGCCGTACAAGGTGCCGGACAACAACTTAAAGGTAAATTAAAACAAAAAGCAGGTAGTGCAATTACTGGTGCTGCTACTGGCGTCGCACGAGGTCTTGGCATTGACCCTACTGCAGCAACAGGACCTGGTACATTAGCAGCAAAAGGTGCTGAGATGTCAGCCGCAGGACAAGAAGATATTGCTCAAGGAGCAACAAAAGGTAACGACGCAAAATATGAATCTTATATTAAGAATTCAGCTAAAACGATTGTTAATGATTTAAAAAAACTTGGTATGCCAGTATATGATGAATTCGAGTTAGAAACAGCTATTATTAATGCTGTACAATCAAATTTAAAACATTCATAGTTAGTATTTTAAATTTTTTAAACCTCGTAATGATATATCATTACGAGGTTTTGTCTATATTAGTTTCGAATATTAAATAATTATAATGTATCAATATAAATGTACAATCTTAGAGGTAATTGATGGTGATACTGTAAAGGTTGATATTGATGCTGGTTTTAATATATGTATTAAAAATCTTAATATAAGACTCTTAGGTATTGATACTCCTGAGAGTAAAACAACTGATTTAATAGAAAAAGTCTTTGGTTTAGCTAGTAAATCAGTTGTGCAGCAACTCCTACCTGTCGGTAGCACTCAAATTGTTAAAACAACAATTGATGATAAGTATGGTAGGTTATTAGGTGATTTTTTAATAGATGGTAAGTCACTATGTCAGTTATTAGTAACTGATGGATACGCTGTAGAGTATCACGGTCAAAATAAAACTGATATAGCTAGCTTACATTTATTAAATAGAGAGAGACTAATTAAAGAAAATAAAGTACATCTACCTAGCACAGCTCCAAAGTAATAAAACAAGCAAAACAGTTAATTTCCTTATCAGTTACAAACGAGCTCTTATACAAATGATCTGCAATAATTGATATCATCTTCTTCTTTCTTAGATCGTCAATATTTTGAGCATAGATATGCTCTAACAATTCTACAAGAAGATTATCATAATCACTATTAAATCTACTCTCATTTTCAATGAGATATTTACGCAAAGTAATAACGTCTTTATTCGTAATATGATTATAGATATTTTTTAGCAGCTCACTATCTACATGTATGTTTTCTATACAGAGCTCTTTGTCTACGCAGTTCTTTTGAAGTTCATTGATAGTCTTCCTAATATCAGGAAAATTGACTTTGACGAGCTCTATGAACTTCTTTTTCTGTTCTTCGCTAACAGTAATATCTTCACTTTTAAGTATAGAATAGCACCTACGTACAGCAGCTTCGATTACTGGCTTAATCTCAATCGATTGACATCTTGACTGAAGAGCTGGGATAATTTTATGCTTATAATTACCTGTTAAGATAAACCGTGTAGTCTTGGAATATGACTCCATAGTATTACGGAGCGCTGCTTGTGCCGGCCCGGTCAAACCATCACAGTTTCCAGTTAATATCTGACTTTTACCTACAAAAAAATTGTTTGTCTTATTAACACCGATATCATAAACTACGACAGACTCACTTAATTTTTTTATTGTTTTAATTTTTAGTTGAGCTAGCATAGTTACATCATCTGTCTTGGTGATTATATCTGTTATACCTTCATTAATAATATCTTTTAATTTTTTACGCTCTATTTTACCATCTATATGTACATACCATTTATGAGTATCAGTACAAATAATTTTTTCACCATTTTCAAACTCTATCTCATATACTTCACGCTCACCTTGACATGCATGATTAAAGGGTCGCCACTCTATAGTATCTGTCGCTACATTATATGTTTTTACTAGATGGTTTTTATCATCTAAGTTTTTTATAGGTAATTGCTTTACAACACCATCTGCAAGCACAGTTACGAGTGTATTTTCTTCTAGACATTCATCCAGAATAACCACCTTAATACCTCCATCAAATGACTTAGTCTGAGCAAAGTTAGTGATATTATGTCTGATTGTATCAATACCTGACTCATCTGACGCATTAATATATATATAGTTACACTTCAATATATCATTTACAATAATACGAGCAAGAGAAGTATTGTGATGAATTACATTGTTAGGTGTTACATATAAATGTGGATCACCAATAGAAATATCATACACGTCGCCATATTTAACAAACTCCTTATTAATAATTTGCTGGTTACCATCTAACGTTAACACCGTAGTAGCATCTTTAGCTAACACTTGATTATCTTTATCTATGATAATGTGGTTTTCAGAACATTTAAATGATGTTTTATTTTCTAATGTAATGTCAATAATTTTATTATTACACTTTTTAACATACCCTAAAATTGGTGTGAGTGTACCAGTTGGTGTCTGTACATAGATGTTATTTGTAACATGCTGTACTACTTCATATTGTGTATTATCGATTTGTAAATATGCAAATAGGTCTTTGATTTTAATTGATAATTTTTTCATGTATTTTTGTTAAAAGTTGGTTAATTGTGTTGTTTGGATCTTGTTTATATGTTTGTTCCCAAACGGTTATTATATGATATCCTCGTTTAATTGCTAGTTGATGTTTGATGTGATCTTTATTCCATGTCTCTAAAGCTGTTTTCATGGTAACTTTATTAATATCAGTTGAAGTATATATAGTTGGGTTCATATGCCAAAAATCTCCGTTAAATTCAACAATAACATTTTTATAACAAAAATCATATTTGTAATGAGTATCATTTTCCCAAAGATGTAGTTCATTTTCCCCGTATTTACAATCAGTATCTTTAAATTTACTAGTTGTAATTAAATTTGAACAAAATTCGAGTTGGATTTTACTTATACCTGTAAAGTTATGTAATCGTTTCTTGCAGATCTGTTTAGCGCCATCGTAACCATGTTTTTTTACTAGTTCATGAAACGTCTTACCTTTACGCTTGTTTATAGATGGGTCATTTATAATCGCGATCTGTAAAGATTGTTGCCATTTTTGGTTTCTTGTAGCTAATTTTATTAATATTTCATCTTTATCAATACCAATATGTTTGTAGAACATATACCCACGACCAATTTTATTACCTATTTTATGTTTACCTGCTACAGCGTTAGCTTTAAATGTCAACCCCTTCTGCGTTTTGGATTCAACAGTCTGTTTTAAAGATTTTGACTGTTGAATCAATTTTAATGCTTTTATTGCATCAACATGGTTATATCCTCTAATTAACCAATAGTTTATATTACACACCTTATTACAGTGTATTCCAAATTTTAATTTTAAAAACTTTGCAAATTTAGATTTAAATATTGTTAATCTAATAGGTGTATCTTCAACTATATCGATAAACTCGCTTATCGTTGGTTTAATAAAATCTATATTAGTTATAGGTATACGGTAATAACTGTTTAATAAATCAATAAAGTTATTAATACAACTACTATCGTAGTATATAATACTACTATGTTTTTTACCACGTTTTAATTTCACTTAATTATTTAATCTCTGGAGCCACAGGTGTGTGTAAGTACATCATAATTTTCTCATATTCATAATCATCAACATATAATAGTAATTCCTCCTCCCCATCAAGGCATTTACCTGTTCCAGGATTACCGACAAATAGTAGGTTAGGTATTTCTGACTTAAATCCCTTAATAATATCTAATGTTCGATCATCAAGAATAATATCATTTAAGGTATGTGGTCTATACTTTTCACACCAAATACCATTAAATACACCCTTTACATCTAAATTCATATATGTTTTCTATCAATTATTTACCAGAAGAACCGAACCCTTTAGCTCCACGTTCTGACTCTTCTATATTTTCAGCCCATTCGAATTTAGGTTGTATTAATTTATGAAATTCAAGTTGTGCAATTCTATCTCCGATTTTAACTTCATAAGATGTATTAGAAAAATTAAATAATTTTACTCCTATGTCACCTCTATATTGATTATCAATTCTTCCTAGATGTGGTTGTATATCATATTTAAATCCAAGACCAGATCTCGGTGAGATTATAAAATAGTAGCCATGTTGTATATAAGCTACAGTTAAACCAACAGGTACAATATTACTACCTTTCGCGGGTATAGTTATATTCTCTACGCTATAGATATCCGCTCCAATATCGCCTGTAAGAGGATCTTCTATATTAAATTTCGGTAGCTTTGCATCTCGATGTTTTTTTATAAATTTAACTGATATATTACTCATATATTTATTATAAAGTATTTTTTTAAAAAATCAATAAACCCTTTTACACAAATATGATGTGTCTTAATATTTTGAGATTTCAAAAAATGAAAAATCTCTAAACTAGATTTATATGGTATCATATTACATACTGTGGTAATATACTCATACATTCCATTCTTTTTATACATTGTTGTTCTGTATAATTTAATAATATTTTTTTTATCTTCAGTAGATAAAGATGCCTTGTATCGTCTTACTCCATCTGATACTTTCTGACAGTAAGTTATTCTATCTTCAGGTGTTCTATTTAATGACGTAGACTTAGCCGCTTGACTCTTAAGATAAGATTCATGATCTCGCTGCTCTTTAGTGCGTTTTGATTTCGTTAATAACTCTCTATATTTTCTCGCTTTCTTTTCTTCATCTGAATACTGAGATATAGCGTATTTTACTGCATTAGAAATATTTCTTGAAATCTCTAACTTTTTATTAGCTGAAAAACTAGCCCTAGTTTTTTTATAAGAATTTATTCTTTTTGGTGAGGCCATACGCAAAGATGTTTTCCATTTATCTTTGTTTATTATTATAGCTCCTCCGGAACTATATCCCTGTATATTTAAATAATTCTCACTAATAGAGCATTTTAATTTTTTAAGCCAAAAATTTTCCCGTTCTATAAGCTCATTTTTTGAATTAACACTTTCAATCGTAATTTTCTGTGTATAAATACTGTTTCGGATAAACCACGGTAATAATTTTCCTGAACCTAAATATTTTTTATTATTTTTTATATCTTTACCAACGTAGTAAAAAATCTTTCCGTTAGGAAGTACAAATTTTGTTCTATAAATAATCATATTAATATTTATATCTATCCTAGAATTCAAGACATATTTATTAATAGATAAATATGTCTTTTATAGTAGTTGAAATGAATAAATCAAGCTTAAATAAGTAATAAATGGATACCGACATAGATAATACTGTAAATGATATAATCTCACAGTTAAAGACAAGCAGTTTATCAAATGCTTCACCTCAAAAAGAAGAGGTTAAATTAACTAAAGATAATCTTGAGGAGTTTATTCTAACCAACTCCGGTAAACTTGTTACCAAATCATTAGGACTTATTGATAATATAGAATCTTTTGTTTCTACTTCTCCTGAACCTGATGATGTAGCTGCTTTATCCGAATTAATAAAAGCCGCTGCATCTGCAGTTGAATCGCTTAATAAAATATATATCGCTGATAGTAAAAATGATAATCAAATGAAGATGAAAAAATTAGATATTGCTGCTAGAGAAAAGTTATCTTTAATGGATAATCAAACTAAGATTTTATTATCTCGTGAAGATATTATGAAAGCACTTATAAATCCTAGTGACGTTATTGATGTTTAATTTGTAGTTGGAAATAATGTGCTATCTGGTTGACCAGTACCTGCTTCAGCTGTATTTGGTAATGCGGGTAAATCTATATTTTTAACTGTATTTGATGGTTGATTAATTGAATCTATATTTGTATTCGGGTTATTAATTGCAGCTAAAACTTGAGACTTACTACCTACACATATTTTAACATACATAGAACCTACATTAGGTACTCCAGATACTGTTCTTTCTGTCCACGTTTTATAAGGTACAGATTGTCTACTTATAGGTTTTTGATTTGTTACTTTATAGAAAGCATACGGTGTAAAATCAATAATACGTTCTCCTCCGTTAGAAGATCCTTTTCTATCAATTAATTGAATAAGCTCAGATTTACCGTTATATCTAACATAAGCAAATAAATTATTATTTCTAGCTAAAGTTGAAAACCTATTCAAGCTTAGTGTTATGCCTGTATTTGCAATTAAGGCGTTTACTAACGATTCATTAAATGCTACTCCGTGGTTAAACTTATCAGTATTAATAGTTGTAAGGTCAGTATTGTTATCTGTACCCCTACTCCATCTACCTGAGTATCCATTATTTTTATCTGTTTCTGATCTACTCATACAATTATCTACTAATTGTGCATCTCCTGTTATACCTTGAATACTTGGAGTTAATACTTGACCTATGTTTGCTACGCCCATCCGCGTTTCGACATCACTAGCTGTTGCTGCATAGCTATCTATCCATATTGTCTTATCGTCTGCATCAATCCAACTAGCAAATATTGTGTATTTATAACCCGAGCTCGAAGACGCTAATAATTCAATTTCGTCAGAAACTAATACTTCATCAGTATACGGTTTATTTGTAATGTTTGCTTTTTTATAACCTAGTGCAATATTATCTGATGTAGAAGGTCGATCCGATTGACCTATAGAGTTACCTGAATATGCTGCTCCATTAACATTATAAGTAATAGGGGTAACGCTTACAGATTTTCGATTCTGCATAGGGTCGTAAGGATTATACTTCAACGCATATTCATATCTATTAAAACACGGTCCGAGATTCTTTGAGATATTAGCAAGTATTTCAGGAGCAGCTGTACTAATATCTATATATGATTTTATATCAGGAGTATACTTATAAGGTGAACTTTCTTTTCTTAAAGTCTCACCTGTACCTGCTGCATTAATAAAAGTAGATTTATCTTCTTTGTCTACCATACTGCCTTGTATAACTCCCCAGGCATCACTACATGTCTTAGATAATGACATAATACCGTGTTGAAAAGCTTCCGGTATTTTATGGAAAACAGCTAAATCTATACCATTTATTACTGACGCCATTGAATCCTTTAAACTATCCATTGATAGCATAGACGCGCTATTCATTGAAGGTAGTATTTGAGTTGTTTTACCTATACTATTAGATTGAGGACTAAAAGGATTACAGGGAGCATTTATACAATCCTTAATAGCTGATTTAAGTTTACTATTGAAGTCACCATTAGTTGTGCTATTCGGATTGACCAGATTACCTGCACTATCTTTCACATTTCGTCTATCAGCATTTATACCTTGAAACGTTTTTGGTAAATTATCTATATTATTAAATGTCTCTATTATCCTATCTATTTCATATGTGAATATAGGGTAATTCAACATTTTAGTTGTATAGAAGTTAATAGTAGCAGGGTCTAAATAACCTCCACACAACATAAATGTATTAGTGAATGTCTCTCTTGCACTTAAGTTTCCATTTATAGCTTGATTAAAATTTATAGCTAAATCAAAATCTAAACTTAAGCTTGGATCATCAAGCAAATCACATAAGGGAGAACTATATTTAATAAATTCTCTACTTATAGCGTAGCCGAATAATTTTTCAGCTAAATTTGTTTCATAGATGAGCATTTAATTATTTAATTACATTAATTAGCATTCTAAGTATTTTAATTCAATGTTATACCTTTTGAGCCGCTTGTATTACTTAGTTGAGTACAGAACTTAACCGCTGTAATTTCATTTTGATACATTTCATTCTCAAAAATATGTTTTATGCTAACTATAAACCAATAACCTGTTGGTGATTCTGATTGATCTTGTTTACTACCGTTTATTAAAATAAACATACCTGGATTTCGATAAGGATTACCTGTAGTTCTAAAAGTAATCGCTGAATTATCGAATATAAAACTCCTTGTTACCATCGCCTTTATACCCGCTTCAATTATTTTGACAATATTTGTGCTACTTTCTTTAAAATCACAAATATATTCCGAGGTTTTCAGATCATCATTATTAGATTCTGTCTGATCTTTTGGTACATTTATTTCTTGTTGTGAATTAAGTGCTGCTGATTTAAACAGATCTCTCATATCACTATACTTTATAATGTTGGTTGTTACATCATTAATATTGTTATCTACCATATAAACTACTTTATGATTCGTCCATGTTGTTAAAAGTAATTTATCTAAATCTGCTTCTGCTACGACATACTGCTCTATAGTATTTTCTCTAAGTATTGGATTTGCTTCACCTTGACCGCCTATTACAAACGTTTCAGATACATAATCTTGCAGATCTTTTTCATTTCTCTCTAGCTTAGTATTGAAGTCTTTTATTATTTTAAATAAAGGTCTCATTGTAAAGCGTCTTTGTATATTACTATTAGCTTCATTTAATTGAAAGTTCTCCAACTGTAATAATCCCGGACTGCTTAGTTGTCCGTCTTCATACCATAGATATTTATATAATAATCCAATTAAATCATAATAACTTTGCATTGGTTTAATTACCTGATCTAAAGGTACAATAAGATTGGTATGCTGAAATTCTTCTTTATGTACATAAAAATTTGCACCATTTTTATCGAGACATGTTGTTAATAAATTTTGAATAACCTCTGTAAGATTTTTATTACCAGTTATCTCCCGTGGATTAACTTTACGCTCTCTAAGAAGCCTAACTGCATATTCTTCAAAGTTATATGTTAAATTTTTATCAACAGGGTTCTTTGAGTCATCATCGCCTAAACCTAACTGTACAACTACTTGTAGGCCTTTATCAACAATACTTACTTTATCTCCGAAATCTTTATTTTTAAAATTAATATCAAATAACGTAATGCCTTGATTAACACCTCTACCTAAACCTAATTTATCCAAAATACCAAAAAAGTTATTAAACACAACTTTACCCTGAACTCCAAAATTAGCTAAAGTATCTTCTATTTCGAGATACAGCACCATTGCCTTACTAATCGGAATAAAGTTGTAATCATTCTCAACAACTCTTGTTAAGGATAAATCAAATTCATAGATACTACTACCTATATTTACTAGTTTATTCATTTGTTAATTTGGTCTGATATATTATTGAGTACTATATCTAAGTATTGAGGTAATATATATTTATATGCTGTGCCAGCTTCCGCATAAAATATATTATCTGGACTATTCGTAATAAATATTAACCACCATAAGTTAATATCTTTATATAGTTTGTAAGCTAATGTAGTCCAAGGCAATTTAGAGTTTACTACTATAGTGCCAAATAAATCTGAGTTTAATGAAGTAGGTACTATTACTTTATTTAAAATATTAAAAAATGCATAGCTATTATCTTCATCTTTAACAATTTTATACAACTTAAAAATTTGTTCATATCTTGTTTTATCAAAAGATGTAATTATAGGAATCTGATTAATGGAGGTTGTTGTACTCATATTATTGTTGACTCGCGCGTATTTTAGAACCTGTAAAGCCTTTAGCGACCATCATATTACTTACGTCAGATATTAAACTCTTAAATGTGATTGATACATTATACGCTTCAGGAATTGCTGTACTGACTATATCACCTGTAGGTAATGTAACAGGTAAATTACGTCTAGTACCTTTAAAATCTACAGTAAGACTTTCTATAAAACAATATGGAAAAAATTCTTGACCGGGAATTGTAAGAGTATACATTTTAGCTGGTGATACTCCAGAGAATGATGTTCGGTAGGGTTTATTTTGGAATGCTAATATCCAAAGAAGTTCATAGTTCTGCTGATAAGGCAGTTTATTATTCGATATACTACCAGTACCTCTTGTTACTGTATTAAAGAGAGGAAAAGTAACTGTAACTGATTTATTATCAGTATTATATTGAAAATATTTTGGCTTCTCTATAAACGTACCAGGCTGATTAATATTAATTGTATTAGAAAGTCTTTCTCCTGCGTTTTCTAGACCTTCTACAATTTCTTTAGCAAATCCTGGTCCTTGTGCTGCTTCTCCCCAAGAATTTGAAACAGCTTTACTATTATTATCAAAATAAGGTAATGCATACTCAAATTTTGTTACTTCAGTCTTATATATACCTATGTAAGACTGAAGATCTTCTAATAGTGCTATATCACTTTCACTTCCAGCTTTAAAAACATCTATAGATTTTATAAATTTTTCTGCTCCAGTCGATAAATTGTTTATTGCATTTGGTAATAATGTACTTATTTTTGTCGCAATATTATTAATTTTATCATAGGTCGCTGCATCCGGAGAAGCTCCCGCTGCTATTGTAGCACCCGCGCTAGTTACTATACCAGCTATACCAGCCGCCGCGTTAGTTGCTAGACCAGCTAGACCAGCCGTCGCGTTAGTTGCTACATTTTTAGTTGCATTTTCACCTGCGTTTAAATAATATAGTGCTGACGCCAATAAAGAATTGAGAGTTTGCTTTCTCTCAGTAAGGTATAATATAGGAACTTTTTTAAATTTATTAATCTGTGGAGATGCTGTCCACATAAAATCATTAATAACATCAATAACTCCAGGTCCACTTGGTATTAATATTTTTTCAGTAGTGCTTGTACCAAGGAGATCTGATTTAGTTTGAGAGTTTTCTATTTTAGCGTAATATGGTCCTGGCATAATTATATAGGCTGAAGGTTATGTGAATTATTAAAGCTGCTTCTTAAAAAAGTAGCTGCAGGTATTTCCTTAGTATCTTTACTGTTTGTTTGGTATGTGTTGTTAGAAGCAGAGCTTTCTTTATTTTTTGTTAATATAATTATACCGTCGCGTATTTGTTCAAGAATTGAAACTTGCTTACTGGCTACAAATAGTTGCTTTTCATTATTAATAGAGCTACTTTGTAATAACTCATTAACAGCTCCGCCATTTTTCATACCCAGTATTTCATCTTTATTATTAAATTTATAAACTTGATTATTTTTGATAATAAAGTCTTGCATCTCACCAGTCTCACCAGCTGGTAATATATTACCAGTTACAATTGCTTTACCTACACTACCAATATCTGACTCAGGTATGATAGATGAAGCAATTGTAGCAGCATACCGACCTACTTTATCACCTAAAAATCCACCAAGCAAAGCACCAAGTGGTCCCAATACTGCTGCACCTGGACCTGTTAATGTGCTAAGAGCCGCACCAAGAGCTGCTCCTGCAGAACCTCCTAATACTCCGCCTATACCTTGAAGTAGTCGATCTCCTGATTTTTTATATAATTCTTGGTCCGTTATTAAGTTTTCTGCTCTTTCTGCCTTATATTTTTCAATATCACCTTTTGCAAAAAATAGCTCTATAAGAGGTCCAACAATTGGTAGCTTACTGGATATCGACTTTATACCTTTACCGAGCACTTTTAAAAATTTTAATACTCCGCCACTTTTAGTAATAGAACCTCTTAAAGCTGAAAGACCAGTATCTACTACAGCTTTACCTACAGCCTTGACAGGCTTTACCACATACGTATTTACAGCCTGTTTACCTACATCAACGGCCTTGCTGCCAAAATTCCATGCTGAATTTAATATAGCGCGACCGGTTGATATAGCAGGTGCTACTGCTGTTTGAACTTTTGATATAACAGGCGCGGCATACTTCGCAATAGCACCTCCTACAGAACTAGCTTTATTCATAAAAGCAGATCCTGCACGAGTTGCAGCACTTTTTATACTAGCAAAAGTCTCACCTACACTAGTAATTAATGAACTAAAACGCTCTCCTATACTCTTACTAATTGATTTAAGAGTCGTTTTAATTCCTTGATAAATTTTACTAGAGGTTAATTTAGTTTTTAACTTACTTAAGTTAGTTTTAAGTTTACCGTATTGTTTTGATACAGCAGCAGCTACTCGTCCAGCTACTTTCATTGCGGCTTGAGCACCTGTTTTAATTCCTTGCCATACTCCTTGAGCTACAGACTCGAAGTTACCAGACAATACATCAGCTAACATCCAACCTAGTCCTAAATCTGTTAACAAATCCAGAAGACTTGTGCTTTTACCCTTTTCACCAGTAGACATAGCAGGTACCGCAATACTACCCTTTGTTACTTCTTTTATTTTAGATTCTTTTAGATTTGCTTGTAGCCGACCTGCTTCTGGTCCTTCAGCAAATTTACCAATTCCAAGCACCTTTCCTAATATTGTAAATACTCTCGTATAATATTGTGTTTCATTACTTGACGCGCTAGCAGGATATTGTTTATCTAATACTGTAGATAAAGATTTTGCTGGTATATCTAATGCTTTAGATAAGTTTTCTTTAGGAGTATTGACTCGATCTATTTTCGATTCTTTCTTATCTGATATACTAGTACTTTTTGTTTCTGTGTCTGGCTTAAGTGTGCTTTTTATTATTTTATCTAAAGCTTTATAGTTGCTATTTACTACTTTATCTAAAGCTTTATAGTTATTGTTAATTAAAGCTTCAGAATTTTTTTCTGCAGTATTGCTTAAGCTCTTTAAAATAGCATTAATAACATCAGTAGGACTTTTTTTATTATCATCGATAACATTAACAGTGCGATTAGCTGATTCTACCTGTGCACTATTTGACGCATTAACTAAAGCTGTCGCTGCTGAAATTACATCTGTTTCGTTATTACTCACAAATATATTTAATCATTAGTCAGAAAACTAGCATCTATTGTTAGTTCAATATTTTCATTGAAACAAAAATTCTTCTGATCTGCAATTTTATAGCTAGCAATATACTCAATTATATCATTATTAAGCTTAAGAGGTATGTTATCTAATATACTCTTTCTTTCACTTATATTATATTGATTTAAATCAATAAGTGTATCATCTATCTTAATGGTATCAACAAACTTTATCATTTCATAAGTCAGTAATGTAGTAATATAATCACTATCCTGTTTAGTTTCATTTTTTGTCTTTGCTATCTCTAACAAGCATTTATCAATAACCTGACTTTCAAAATCCAATGTAGGTATCTCAACAGTAACACTTATATTCTGATATGATAAAGTGTTTGGCTTATCTGTAGACATTACAGTATGAGCTGGTAATTCATTTAAATCATATTCTTTATTATCAATTTTAATAATTGGACCCACATTAGCTTTTCTCATTTGCACTAAAATATAATTTCTATCAGATAATTTAAAGGAAATAGGTTCAATTGAATTCTCTTTGATAATATTATTAAAGATACGATTTAATCGCACACTCCCTTCAAAACCATCCATCGCACATTTTATTATATCTTTGTGTTGTTTTACAGTTATAGATTTAAACTTACATACTTTACCTGTAGAGGGTATCTCAATTGCTGTAATATCATTATTATTAATATTCTGCAATTCTAAAACAAGGTCTTTTATGTTACTCATTTGATTAATTATGTTATTATTGCTGCGATTTCAACTCTTCATTCCTTTTTTCAATTTCTTTATTACGTATATTCACAATTATTTTTGTTTCAAGAGGTGACAAATTGTTATAAAAATCTATATCAGAACTTATATTAGTAAGATAACTATATATTAATTCATAACAATGTAATAAGCTAGTTGTATATATGGAGCTTAAAAAAGTAATTATTCCATTCGAAATTATATCTATTTTATGCTGCTTTATATCAAATTCTTTAACTTCATCTATTAAGATAAAATCTGTCAATATATTAGAGAGTTTAGCTACATATTTTTTTAGACTATAGAAAACTTTTGAGGGTAAGTATGTCATTACTAATTCTTTTTCTTTATCGCTTAAAAGTGTAAAATCAGTAAATTTATCGTTATATTTAATAGATTTAATAATATTATTGTATATATCATCAATGCTTGTAAAGTATAAAGTAGTAGGTAACCCAACTGTTAAAGATATATCATTAACATCTATTACTTCTACAAAATCCTCATAAATGTTATTAATTTTATCTAAAATAGTATTTAAGTTCAAATCTAATACTCTATCTTCTACTTGTAGATGCATATTTTCATCTACGAAAATCATTCTATAATATACAAGAAGATAAAATCTATCTAAGATATCTAAATTTTTAGGAATATTTAAATGTTCATTTATAAGCTCATTAAATCCTTCATAATCTTCATTTTCACAATACTTTACAAGTACTAAGTAAATTTTATTATCTAATTCTGGTACTCTAATTGTTGTACCGCTTGGTAGCACTACTTTAATACTAAAATTCATCATAATATTAAAAAAATTAAGTTAATGGGGATACTGGCTTACTTTTATATTTTGACGTAGGATTAGGCAAAGTAGATTTTATCGGTGCAGGAGTCAAACCATCTAAAAGGCCTGGTATAGATGGAGTGTCAAAAAACGACGGCTTATTATATGTAGCTGACGGGTTAGTGGGTATTCGATTGAGAAGTTGGCTACGAGTGGGTGTTGTGTTTGGTGTTGAAGCTACAGGGCTAGGTATAGGTGACTGGAAAGGACCTATCGGCATACCATCAAGAAGATTTGGTATAGCTGGTGCATCGAAGAAGCCTGGCGCTGTGCTAGGGTCACCTTTATATGTTGCAGCAGGGTTAGTGGGTATTCGATTGAGAAGTTGGCTACGTGTAGGCGTTGTGTTTGGTGTTAATTGCATTGGACCTACAAACTCTGACTCTTGTACTGCTTGCGGTTTAATTACTCTTGCAGCAGGTACCGGAAGTGATGTAGACCCTTGTGGTGATACTTCACTACCATAATAAAGTTCTACAGTATTATAATGAGAGAAAGCAAATGATACTATCTTATTACTTATTTCTGTAAAACTCATTTCTCCATAACTTACAGCATCTCCTGCTACATTAAAAGGTACAGCGTTAAAAAACACTATTTTCTTTCTAGGTTCAAGTTTAGCGTTTGCAGAATTAAACCGACTTGTAGAACTACTCGCATTTTTGTCTCTAGTATAAAGTGTTATAGTTATAGTGCATTTAATGTCTTCGTCTGCATTACCATCTTCTATTAAACCTTTATGCGAATTAGCTATAATCCACGGTTTAATAAAATAATCTATAATATCAATATTAGTCTCTAAAAACGTTATATCAAGTTTATTTCCTGAACCATAAGACGCTCTATCTCCTGATACATATCCCATTAAAAATCCTCCACTATTTCGTAGCTCTTCTGTTGATATACTATAGCTTTCAGTTGGAAACCCAATTGCTTGTGCTAATAAATACCCATTATTTCCAGAACTATCTGTTTGATCTTTTATAAGACTCTCTTCTATCTTCCAATCTCTCGCTTCACGTCTTTCATATTGTGAAAAAACGGTATTTATACGTTTTCCAAGAGTAGCAGTATCGTTACCATCACGAGTTGCAAAATCTATAGTCCATAGAGATTTTAAAGGAAGATCATTCTTCCAATTCTTATGTAAACTGAGTCTTGTTTTAATAGGTGAATTAGCCACCTAAATATTTAAGAGACTAACTACTTTTATAGAGTTTTTTCGTAAAAGTGGTAGGATAATGTAACTTGAACATCTACAGTAGCGCCTGTACCACCTGATATATTGTAATCTATATCAGTAATATTTTTTAACTGTACTCCTATGAGTTTGTATTCAGATATAACACTTAACTGTTTATTAACCTGACCTAAGACAATATAAGAATTATCATCAGGAGTACCATAAGCACCAGTAGATGTTGTATCGTCAAATAACTTGCGTGAAGCTTCTTCAAAGAAATTACGTAGTTCACTGTTTTGATCTAAGAAGAAAGTAATATTATATGCTTCAGATCCAGGATATGTTGCTGTACCTGCAGAATTAAGATTTAACCCCATGTATGGTACAGCAATATTAGTAATATTACGACCAGGTAATTTAGCCGTCTTAGCGTATACAAGCTGATCTTCAGATAAAGGCGGCATTCCGTCTAGTTTAAAATCGAGTACTCTAAAAAGAAAGTCTCTTGAGAAGTCTTTAGTTGCAGCAACTCTGTAAAAGTTTTGTATATTTTGATTAACGCTAGCCATATTATTATTTATATCTGTATACGTAATATTTATTATTTTTTTTGCTAAATCTTAAGTAACAGTCTTAGTATATAAAAAAACTAAATTACCACAATCATATATCTTACGATATCCTTCCTCATACATAATTTCTGTTTCTGTTTTAATATTGTCGAATGCTTGAAAGTGTTTTAATTTATGTTTTTGAAAATTGAGTCTACTAAGTAGATTTATAGTATCTTTTGTATAAAAAAAGTTAGGTTTAGATGTTCTTATTAATTTAAATCCATTTTTTAAATATGATTTACCATCTGAATATCTTAAATCGCAGTAAGATATAATATCTTCATTTATTTGACTAATACAATGTTTAAATAACTTACTAAATCCTCCAACTACACTAGTATTTAGTTTACAACAATATCTGACTAGTTCCACTTGATTATTTGCATTTATTTTCCTATGTGAAAAAGACATAGCTGCGTAAATTTCATTATCTATTTTTAGTCCATAATCTAAAAAACTTTGACAGTTACCTTGTATGTGGTTTTGTATATAAAATTGCTTTTTTTCATCTTTTGTAAGTTTTACAAGGCTACATTTTCTTGCGTATTTTCTGTTTTCTAATTTATTTAATTTAGCTAAAATAATTGATTTCACGATGTCTTTCTTTAAAATCCATTCATTCTCAAATACGGTAATTAAATTGATGTTATTAGTTTGACATATTTGATTTTTAATTGAATGTTTTTGACGACCTGATGTTTCATGATGACTATTACAAGGATAAGTAGTACCATATGAATGCCAAAGAACACCATTATATTCAATACCTACTGCTTTATCAGGTATAAATAAATCGATTTCAATACCATTAACTTTTGCATTTTTTATAGTATTAATATTGTATTGTTGTAAAAATTCATTAATTTCATCTTCAGCCCGACTTCTGTTTTTGCCATACCCGGTGCAATTGTTACAACAAATTTCCTGCCATAACCCGCAAATAAATAATTGTTGTTTTACACTGTTACATTTTTTGCATTTAATATCTATCACACGTTGCTTATTAATATTGCTAATATCTGTTAAAATGATAAAGTTTTTTGTTACTTCTTTTTTTATCTGCTCTATCTCATAACTATGTTTATTTTCTTTAGAACTAAACTTACTATATCCTAATGTACTATTAATATAATTACAAAATCCTTTATCATATGATATTTGTCGCTGATCTATATTATTTTTTAAACAATAAAATCTTTCACCCCACTGTGCATCTATTGGTAGAAAGTCTGTCCAATATCTAACACTACATAATAGATCTATATTTTTTTCTATATCCCAAGCTTTAATATTAGTTTTAAATTTAACAATTTGCTGTGTAACAGCATCTTTAGATATAATATTAAAAGTGTGTGTTTCATAGCACTTATTAAAGTGGTTTTTAATATCAGAATATCGTTGCTTTATTGAAGATGTGTTAACTATTCTATTTTTATACATCATTGTTTTACTTTGACTGTACTTTTGAGCGTTTGGTGACCACTTTAAGTATTCACTAGTCATTTCACAAACACATCGATTAGTTATATTATTTCGTATACAGTAAATTCGCTCAGACGCACTTGCAGTACTTGGTAAAAACTCTGTAGCTTTACATATATTAGTTTTTAAACTGATATTATCTTTAGCATTATATTTAGTTGTTGAGATTGTACCTACAGATGAATATATTTTGTGTATATTATCTAAGATATGAGTCCTCAATAGTGTGTTCATATAAACATTTAATACTCTAAGTTAAAAAAAGCGCGGATTTAATTTAAATTAAATCCGCGCTATAGTTAACTTAATTAATTACTACCTACAAGCTCTTCAAACTTAGTATCTGTTCTTGTAGCATAGAAGTTAACCTGTATAAACTCTACTGTTCTAACAGGTTTCAAGTAAATATC